CTAACAATCGCAACTCGTCTAAAGTCGTTCTCTACTGTAAAGTCACCTGAGTTTGAAGATTCATTTCCTTCAAAGTTAGTGTTTGTCATTACATAGTAACCACCTAATTCTTGTACTGCGTTAAATCCGTGGCCACCTTTTGGTTCAACAATACAATCTAACTCAGCAGCTGTTAATGCAACACCGCCTGCTGTATTAATATCAGCTAATGTGATATAACCATATGTGTAACCTGAACCTGGTGCTGTGACTGTCACAGCTGAAATTGCACCTGAAGTGATTGTAACTGATACTGTACCAGATGAACCATCTCCTCTAATTGCAATACCTGTATGCGTACCGTCTGTACCACCTGAACCGGCAGTTTTAATTTTTACAATATTGATTGCACCGTCTGTCGCAGCTGAGGAAACTGTACTATCTGTAGATACAGCCATAAAGTCTGTAGACAAAAAGTTAACCTGTTGTGAAGCAGATAGTGAATACATATATTTCCATTTGTAACCGTCACCAGTTGTCAAAATAGATGTTGATGTACCTGTTGGTTCTACTGTTGAGTTTGCACCACTATTGTTATCTAAACATTTATAAACATTGTTATTACTGTTTAGTACATAGAAAGTAGAATCCCATAAATTAGTTGCACCTGAATTGGAAGTTTGAGTAGTTGTTGTACCTGTTATTCTGTTTCCATAATCGTGTCTGTACATATCATAAACTGTACCAGTCGTCCAGTTTCTTCTAGGAATACAATATGAAACATCTGAGGTAGTAATTCTCTTAGCCGCCAATAAATCATCAAAATAATAGAACTCATCTCTTACTGAATTGACAGGTGTTAATGGAGATGTATCAGAACCTTCATTTTCTGTTCTGCCATCAGGTCTAGTTTTGGTACCGTAAGACTGAGGTCTTCCGATAGCCATATGATATACACTAGGAGCCGCTTCGCTGAATGATTCAACAAATTGCTCTGCGTTGTGTATTCTAAATTTGTTTGTAATAATCGCTGGCATAATTTTTCTCTATCTTCCTTTTATACTATTTATACTCATTATTGATACTTGTATCTGATAATCACAATACCTGAACCGCCAGATGCGCCATTACCAGCTTGACCTCCTCCGCCGGCGCCGCCTCCTGTATTCGCTGTTGCATTAGTCGAAGGACTTGAACCAGTGCCGCCTGCTGTTGCACCTCCTATACCTGCTGCTCCTCCAGTACCGCCGCCTGGTTGTCCAGAACCGCCGCCGCCCCCACCAGAGAAATAAGCATAACCATCTCCTGGTCTAGCACCGTAAGTAGATGTTGGATTAAAAAATGAAGTAGTAGGTATACCAGCACCAGATCCACCAGCACCACCATCAGCATTACTAGGAGTATCACTTCCAGCTGCTATAGCACCTCCGCCGCCGGCTGCACCTAAGTTAGGATATGAGGGTGAAATATTACCTCCACCATTACCTTGAGGTGGACTTACAGGTGGTGTATTTCCACTACCGCCTGAATTAGGATTACATGGATTTGAAAATTGACCTGAACCTCCACCTGAACCTCCAGGTTTTCCTGCATTATAACCAGAAGGCGCTGGATTGTTGGGACCGCATGATGCTCCTCCTCCACCGCCTGCTGATGTAATTGTACTGAAAACTGAATCAGAACCTGAATTTACAACAGTTGGTGACGCTGGAAAGTTTGCACCAGCAGCGCCAGCTCCAACTGTTATAGGATATGTTTGAACACTCACAGATAAACCGGTAGGATTTGATAAGGGAGCTCCTGGAGAACACGCAACTGGAAAAGTAGAATTAGAATATCTAAATCCTCCTGCACCGCCACCTCCGCCATTATCATAGTGACCAGCACCTCCACCAGCTATAACTAAGTAATCAACTGAACTTGAACCGGCCGCATTACCGGAACAAGAAACTGCAAAGCATCCTGATGATGTAAATGCGTGAAATTTATAGTCGCCAGTTGTTGTTACTGTACCGCCTGTCGCCGTTACAAATTGGGCACCATAACTTGTTGAATCTTTGTCAAAAACTGCTTTCCAACCTTGCGTTGCATCAACATAAACAAATCTTACATTTAATCTATTGGTGCCAAGTGTGGCATCCGTAGCAGTGCCATCTATATTACTTCCGTTTCTTCCAACTGTTACATTGTTTGTTCCAAAAGTACCAGCGTAGTCAACGATTGTAACTTCGTCACCTTGTGTTGGTGATGCTGGCAATGTTATTGTATGAACAGCAGATGTTGTGTCTATAAAATAACCTTCTCCTGCAACAGCAGTATTAAATGTAGAACCGTCAGCTGTAATAACTGCTTGCCAATCTGTACCAGCAGAAATATCTCCACTTGCACCTAAGGCAATTGATGTACCGTTAATTGTAATACTTGAATTTGTTAATTTGTCATTAGCAATAGAACCTGCTAAATGAACATTATCTACAGAACCGTCTGTGATATGTTCTGAGTCAATAGCATCATCTGCTATTTTTGTTCCGTCTATTGCATCAGCAGCTATTTTAGCTGTTGTGACATTTGCGTCTGCAATTTTAGCCGTTGTAATTGTACCGTCACCAACATCAGCTGCTACAACTGCACCAGGAGCAATCTTGTCACTTGTGATAGCGTTGTCAGCAATCTTACTTGTGGTAACAGCACTATCTGTAATATTTGATTCTTTAATTTTGTTTGACATTTATTAAAACTCCTTAATTGTAATAGCATCCGCCGAAACAGGCGCCGTACCAAATGTTAGTGTTGTACCGGACACGGTATAGTCGGTTGTGGGTCTTTGTAAAACCCCATTCAAAAATACCATAATACTATCTACATCATTATTTATATTAGTTAAAGTGAAGGCTACCGTAGAACCATCACCTGTTGCGTTAGTTGTTGTTGGTTTTAACGCTAATGTTCCTGCAACTGCTGGAACAACAACTGTTACACTTCCACCACCATAGTTTGCGTGTGGTGAAGCTTGAATTTGTGTATAGTGTGCATTACCTACTTCACAATATAATTTGAATTGTGATTCTGCACCATCATTTTTTAATTCTATAATACCAGATTGTAAAGTAATTCTATCATTACCGCCAATTTTAATATCAATCTGGTCGTCTGTATCTGCTGTAATTGAAGTATCTGCGTCTGCATCTAAAATCAACTCACTAGCGTTTAAATCTAAATTTGTTGCGACTATAGCTGATGTTAAAGTCTTATTTGTAAGAGTATCAGTTGTGGCACGGCCTACAACAGTATCCGTGGCATTTGGAAAAGTTAAATCATATAAAGTACCAGTAATACCTAATTTGTTATATAATTCAGTAAAGTTATCATTGATAATATCACCACCAGCTCGTATGGTAGTACCTGTACCGTCATCTGCTACTATACCAATGTTAATTGTTTGTTTTGCCATTCGTTACTCTCTTAAATTCCCTAATATTTATACAAGTTTTTATGATTATGTTACATCAAATGTCATATTGGTCTTATCAAATGTAATAGAAGTTAATGAAAACTCATTAGCCGGTACTGAAACAATAATTTCAGTAGGGTAAGCAATATAAGTCTTCATAGGGTCATTAGCATAATCTTGTATTTGAACACCTGTACCGTCTATTGATGTATCATTAAATCCTTGAACTGTATGTGTTGCCCAAGCCTCCATAGTCATAGGAGAAATATATCTGTTCGTACCATTGATACTACCAGCAATTGCTGTTTGTTGTTTATATGTATGATTTCCGCCAAACATATTTGAAGTAGAGAAAGGATTATTGTAAATATCTAATGATGCCATTCTAGGACCGCCATAAGCATAACCTCTAATATAATCTATACCTCTTGCTGTAATATTATATAATTGACTTCTTAATCCTAAGTACAATGTCATTTTTCTTCTTAATGTTACATCTCTTGTGTTAGGTGTAAAATGTTCACTTGTACTATCATCAAAATCAGGATTGACACCTAATTCTGGATTTGCTCTTAATGTTGTGCCATCATCTTCAGTTCCTAATCTTCTACCAAAGATAGTTGAGAATAAAGTAGATACAATACCAAAGATTGGACTTTCAGAAATGCCTGAAATAATACCTTCAACTGGTGAACTAATTTGAGCACTAATTTGACTCTCAATATTAACTTGTCCTGTAAAATAGAAACCTGAAGTGTGCATTGTTTTTTTGAAACTATCTCGCCAATCATTAATTGTTCGGCCAACTTTAATAACATATGAAAAGTCCTGATAGTATAAACTATCTTGTATTCTCATAGCATCTTCAGAAATATGACCGTCTTCATTAACATATGTGCCTGCTGTATCTACAACTGCACCGATTGTCATAGTAGCTGTAGCTGCATCTGCTTTTGCAACAGTAGCTGATGCACCATTACTAAATGTGATTTCTCTTTCTGCTTCGAATGTTCCTGTTGCACTTGTCATTTTGATAATTTGTAAAGTATTATCATATTCACTAACTGTTGCTGTAATAGTTGAACTTGAACTATCTAAAGATGTAGCTGTTAAACCTGCAACAATTGAACCTGATATATCTTTTACTAAAGCATAAACAGGAATATCTAAAGTAGGTGGTGTGGGTGATTGTTGATATTCTGCACCTGATTCTACAATTTTAATTTTCTGAAGTTTACCAATTTGATTACCATAAGGAATAATTGAAGCGCCAGAACCACCTGATGATGTTACTGTAACAGTAGGTAAAGTTGTATAGTTTGAACCACTATTAATAATTCTAATATCTGTAATGTTTCCTACACCTGTTCCACTTTCTTGTACAATTTTATTACCAGTATAAGGGTCACCTCTAACTGTTTCATCTTCTAATACAATATGGTCATCTACAAAAGATGATGATGTTTCTTGTGTGAAACCTCCGTTTACAACAGCAATCTCAGCCGCAGCCGCACCGCCATTTGTATTTGCATTATTGAATACTAAGCTTTCGCCGATTTCATAACCTGTACCACCACTATCAATAATAAATTCATCTATACCGCCATTACCAATTGCTTCAACTTGAATAATTGCACCTGTTCCGCCACCTGTTATTGTCACACTATCATTAACACTATTTAAAGTACCATCATTTGTTATAGTAATTGTATTAGGAATACCTGTGACAGTTGCTTTAATATAATTAGCAGCTGTGTCTGAACTTGTGCCTCTTAGTGTTTCACTTGTTTGAAAAGTACCAGAGATACTTAAATCACTTAAAATAAATTCTGTAACTTCGTTTGCACCAATTTGAAATTTGTTTACACTTTCAACTAAGGCTGTTGCGCCTGATGTTTCGCCTGTAATTATTCTACCTACTAAATCAGTTGTATCGCCAGCAGTTTCGATAGCTCTTAAAACTTTATTTGTTGTCCATTTACCATCGGATACCCTTAACATATTTTCTCTAGGATAAATTGTTTCAGACGATAAACCAAATAACAATCTAAAGAACATTTGGTGGCCTCTTGTAGTACCTTTTGCTCTGTAAACTGATTTGATATTTTTAATTAGTTTTCTTTTGTCAACACCAGTACCTAAGTTTTCTGGAATAGTATTTAAAAATTCATTTCTAAATTTTGTTAAGAAGTTAGAAATAACTTTATCTGGATCCCTAAATTTTAATAAGTCTTGTATGTTAGAAACTGGATTTGGTCTATAGTTATCAACTACAGCAGTTGCGTTAGAACTTGCGCCTACAATTTCTTCACCGATAATAAATTTGTCTTGTGCTGAAATATAAAGCTTGCCATTATCTAAATCTTCGGTTAAAATAACGGATGTTGCTCCAGATGATTGACCTGTTATGGTTTCTCCTCTAGTAAATTTTCCATAAGTAGAACTTTCTAAAATGATTTTATCACCAGCATCTAACTGTGTTCTATCTGTATCTATACGAGAGGCGTCTAATAATAATGTGTCTGCGTTTGTTGTTAATTCTGATTCAAGTCTAAGACCATCTGTAGTCTGTACGGAAGTAACGGCCAATTCTGCCGATTCCATAAATGTGTAATATGATTGTAGAAATTCTAAAAATTTAGGATGTTCAGAAACAACAAACTCTGGCGCTTGACTGCTTATGAGAGTGGATATTTTATCAGTAAACTTTGCCATCTGACATTAATCCTTATGTACTATAACTTGAAGCTGATGAGTAACCTACTCCGGCGTCAGCAGAACCGCCAACGAATGTGTCTGCTTCAACTGTTATAGTTGAGTTTGCCGTATCTATACTTAAAATTTGGTCTCTAACTGGAATAATATCGTTAGAATTTGGTTGTACTGTTAATTCAATAACTGTACTTGCACTACCTCTAATATTTTCGATTGAAGCAATATTTAATGAGTTAATTGTAATTTGTCCTGTAGAGTAAGTTATAGTACCTTGTGTACTGTTAGCATATACTCTTGTTGAACCTGATAAACTGTATCGTCTAACATTTCCTTGGCCATCATCATCTAAGTAATAAACTGTAGTATCATCTGTAATTTTAAAACCAGATGAAGTTAAGATACCACCTTCAGCTGCTCTGTGACCTGAATGTGGATTATATAATGAGTTTCTAAAATAAACATCATATCTTGTAGAACTACCAATTGTAGGTGTAAATGTTTTTCTAATTCTTAATGTAGTAATGTTTGATACAATACTTGTATCTGTGTTGTCAATTAAACCTGTAACTTTAGAATATCTGAATACGCCATCAAATTGATTTAAAGTATTAGTATTGTAATTAGTTAAAGTTGTAATCACATTTGATTTTAATGTGTCTGCCGTTTTAGTTGTAGCATTTTCATTATATTTAATTGTAGATGTTAAAAGAATTGTTGTTGTTTCAGGATCCACAATTTCTGGTCTAACTGAAACGACATTATATTTCTTTAACTGAGTTTTAATACTTTCTTTTGTTGATGTTGTCAATGTAGAACCTGTAATTGGTTTAATTGCAATCTTAACAACACCGTATTGTGGAGTTTCATCATCTTCTCCACCCCAAGCACTAACTGATTGTGCATTTGGATAAATTGATTTTACGATTGTTTCATAATCGGAAGTTGTCACAGCTCTATCTTGTGTACCATAATTTAATGGTGCATTATATCTAATTGATTCTTTTGTTTGTGGTTCAGCACCATTAGCTGCAACTGAACTTGTTGTAATTGTCACATCTGAATAACCATCAATATCACCAGACAATGTAAATGAACTTGCACCATTGGCTGCTGTTTTATTTGTAACAATATATTCTAAAATTACTATATTACCATCTGTTAAAGATTTTCCTAAAATACCGTCACCAAAATAAACTTCGAATTTACCGTCTTCAGTTTCTTGTAAGAAGTAAACTTTAGATGTACTATCTAATTCAGAATAACCTGAAGCAAGTGTATAAACATTTGTTGTTGAATCAGCAGATGAATTTTGAATTGTAACTTTTAGTGTAGCTGTATCTGCATTAGCACTTGGTATAATAAATCTTTGGTCAGCGTCTGCTGTATCTACTGTATATCTGAATGTAACTAAAGTACCTTCATAAATGTTTACACTTGAAAAATTATAAACACCTGAACTTGGTTGAATTGTATAAC